TGAAAACCACCGCATGCAGCACGTTACAGCTAAAGAGCGGTACGATCAGATGGTAGATACTACACTAGCTACTGATATAGCAGATATTCAACAGATCTTTGCTAATTTTGCTAAGCGCCCGTTTAATCCTGTATTACAAATGTCAGAAGCTAATTCTATTTATCTTATAGAATATCAGATGGATTGTGAGGCTAGAGCCGATGAGTTTAAAGAGCACATGGGTGTTCATAAAGCCGAAATGATGCATCGATACTATAAAGTGCTAAAGTTAGCAGGTGCTTATACATTTGCAGATAACCAAATGAATATCTCTAAAGAGCACATTGATTACGCTATTAGCGTAGTAGAAGACTCTGGTGAAGCCTTTCATTTACTTATGCGTAAGCAAGGCCCTTATGAGCGATTAGCCCATTATTTAGCTAACTGCGATAACGAAGTAACACAGCATGAGCTAATTGAAGAGCTGCCTTTCTATAAAGGCTCTGAAATGCAACGCAGAGATTTAATGACTTTAGCTATGTCTTTTGGTTATAAAAATAATATTATTATCCGAAAGCGTACGCTTGATGCAATCGAGTTCTTTTCAGGAGAAACCCTATCAGAAACTGATTTAGGCAGTGTAACTGCCGGTATCAGTAAGGATATAGCTTATGATTATACAACAGGGCATCCGCCCTTTGATCAATTACATAAGCTAACAACTGCCCCTGGTTACCATTACACTGCTCATGGCTTTGTTAATGGGCATCGTAAAAATGACAATGCTATCCCAGGGTTCGATTTGTTGATATTAGATTGTGATGGTGACATCTCTATATCTACAGTGAAAGTATTGTTAGAAGACTATACATTCCTTATTTCAACAACTAAACGGCATACCCCGGAGATCAATAGGTTTAGGTTAATCCTTCCTATTTCTCACCGGCTTAAGCTAAATGCTCAGGATTACTCTCGCTTTATGGCTAATGTATTTGAGTGGCTACCGTTCCCAGTGGACGAAGCTGCTAAAGACATAGCTCGTAAGTGGGCATCATACCCTGGGCATTACGAGTACAACCAAGGCTCAATTATCGATGCTACTTTATTCATTCCAGAAACAAAACGGTCTGATGAAACTAAAGCTCAAATTGGAGCTAACGGCCTTGGCAATATTGAGCGCTGGTTTATGGCGCACACATCTTCAGGCAACAGAGCTACACACCTATATCGATACGGTATGGTACTAGTGGATGCTGGGCTGCCCTTAGGAGAAATCATTGAAAAACTGGAAGCTTTTAATAATGGGTTGGAATCTCCGCTACCTGAAGATCAATTCAGGAATAGCACGATTAAATCAATTAGTAAGGAAGTCCAAAAACGAGGATAAAGGAAGTAAAATGACTAATTTAATTATAGCGTCTTGCGCTAAACGACTACTACATAGCACTTTAGAAACAGTGTTAGTAACAAACTCAGACCAATCAGTATCTTACATAGACTCATGGAGTGACGGCAAAGTAGCTACAACTGTTTGCGAAGAGTTCCCTGACTCTAATACTTCTATAAAAACTGTTTACGGAGTACGCGGTCGTGCGTGGGGTAACTTATATAAAGCTAAAGAATTAACTGCTAACCAACGTATGGCTGCATTAGAGCAAGACAATGCTGAACTACGTCAAAGATTAGATGAAATGCTTTATGACAAAGTAACAAAGCCTAAACTAGTTCCAACTACTAGAGATTTGTTCGACGGATTTAAGTAAGCAGGAGGCGTATATGCCAACAAACGATCACCTTATACTGGTATCAGGAAAATCTGCTACCGGTAAATCAGCCAGCTTGCGAGATATTAAAAAGCAATCTGGTGTTATGTATTTAAACTGCGAAAATGGCAAAAAGCTACCATTCAAAAATACGTTTAAATCGCTTACTGTAACTGATTCTAATCAGATATACGGCGCATTTGACGAAGCTGAAAATATGAGCGATGTACACACTATTGTCATCGATACACTTACTTACATGATGGATCTGTATGAAAGCACACGAGTGCTTCCTGCAGCTGACACTATGAAAGCATGGGGCTCATACGCTCAGTACATGAAAGTACTAATGTCTTTGAAAGTAGCTAACTCCACTAAAAACGTTATATTTTTAGCTCACACTTCTGATGTGCTAAATGAATCTGAAATGATTAACGAAACTATCGTTAAAGTTAAAGGCTCATTAATGAACAACGGTATCGAGAGCTACTTTACTAATGTTATCTCAACTAAAAAGATGCCACTAACAAAGCTAACAGATACGCTAGCTACATCTCCTCTGTTCACAGTAACAGAAGAAGATGAAATTAATGGCTTTAAATATGTGTTTCAAACACGGCTAACTAAAGAGACCGTAAACGAACGTATCCGCGCTCCTATGGGAATGTGGGCTATAAACGAGACATATATCGATAATAATCTACAGAATGTTATTGACAGATTGCACGATTACTACTCCTGAGTTAGGTTTACCAGGTACTGGTATAGCATTATCAGAGCCACGGTAAATATATCTAATGCAGGGTAGGACTACGATCGCCTATCTTATGGGGCAAGCTTCCTTAATTGTGGGGCCTACCTTAACTGAAGGGTTATAAAATTCTAGCCCTCCCTGTGTGTACTTGTAATGCTCATAGGGAGGCACCTATTTTTAGAAGTTAAGATGGCGGTGCTCATCCACTAGAGATACTTAGTAATTCTCCCGCTGCTATTTTCTCGCTAGTCATCTTAACCTCTAAAAATAGAATTAACCTCTAACATAGGAAGCATCATGGTTGACGAAAAAACAAAACTAACTGAGCATATGGTACATTCTGCTACAGAGCTTGGACTTGCTATTGTAGATGAGCTTGCCCTAAAAGCTTTAGCTTCATATCCTAATATGTCTTTAATTCAGTTTCGACAAGTCATGAAACAATCCAAACAACAAGTATCGGCTACTGTAACTATTGAAGCGGAAACTAATGATTCTGATTGATGTAGATGTAGTAGAAAGTGAAGACGACGAAAGCGTATCAGTACTTTTATTTGAATTTAGTGAAAACCATTTACTAACATTTGAATGCCCTACTGGATTAGAAGCAATGGACGCTCTACAAGCATTTAGAGAATTCATTGAAACTGCTGAAGATATAATAAAAGCACAAACGACTTCACTACATTAACCCAGTAATACGCTTATATTTAGCTATGACAATTAGCTAATATAGGCTACTATTGCTATCCCCCAACCCCAATACATAAGGAATATAATATGTCAGAATGGGAATTACCAACTACTGTCGAAACGCAGTCTATTGAGCGTGTCGGTGGCGGTTTTGCCTGGGAATCAGGCGTATACGACGCTACTATTAAGATGCTGTATTTAGATCAATCTAAAGGCGGAGCTATAAGCTTCAATGTCTTATTGGCTAACTCCTCAGGTAAGGAACTGAAAGAGTCAATGTGGATCAAATCTGGCGATGCTAAAGGTAATAAAACTTACTACACTAAGCATAAGAAAGACTATCCATTGCCTGGCTATTCTGTAGCTAACTCTATGTGTATTGCTGCAACTGGTGACAGTTTAGCTAAATGCATGGAATCCGCAGAAAAGAAAACTGTCAATATTTATAATGCAGAGCTCAAGAAAGAAGCACCAGCTGAGCGCCCTGTAATTATGGCATTGATTAATAAAGTAGTAAAAGTTGCTGTTCATCAAATTTCTGAAGACAAACAGAAGATGAACGATGCTGGTAACTATGTACCAACTGGCGAAACTCGTACTGTTAATGAGTGCAAGTTCTTTGGGAATTCTGAAGGTAAAACTACTGAAGAAATTCTTGAAGGCAAAGAAGCCAATATGTTCACTAAGTGGGCTGAAAAGAATACTGGCACGGTGATTGATAAAACCACCAAGAAAGCAGCTGGTACTGCTTCTGCAGCCGATATTATGGGCAGCAGCGCTACTACAGACGCACCTGCAGCAGTTGCTAGCGGTGGATCGCTATTTAACTAATGCGCGTCTGTGGCATAGACCCTGGTAACAATGGAGCGTTATGTGTGCTGGATACAGTTGATCCATCGTACATCGCTCTGTTGGATATCAGAAAAAATACCATATATGAGGTAGCTTTATGGCTACATAATCAAGGAGTAGGCCCTGTATTTCTTGAAGATGTTCACTCATTATTTGGTATGTCTGCTAAATCTAATTTTAGTTTCGGGCGTAATTTAGGCGTAGTAATAACTATTGCTCAGATAATTACCAAAGGACAGCCTTCCAGCTATGTAACTGCTAAAACTTGGCAAAAATACATAGGAGTTACCGCTAAAGGCAAAGCTATTAAAAAAGACGTTGCACAGATTGCAGCCAAATTGTACCCAAAAGCCGCCTTATACGGCCCACAGGGTGGATTACTAGACGGCCGTTGTGATGCGCTAATGATAGCTCATTATGGGATCAACCATCTCTAGGAGAGATATTATGAAAATAGAAATAAACATCGATATTGAAGATATAGTTCGGCAAGAAATTCGAACTTTTATTCAAGAGCATCTTGTTATTAACAACGTAGTTAATAGTGTACGTAGCGAAAGTAAAGCAGCACTAAACGATGATGTTGTTGTCACGCTGCATAGTGGGGATTCTGTCCCTAATATTCCAAGCTCAAATGTATCTAATGGTTTTGTAGGCGAATACGCCCCACGAGTAGGGAAACGCCGTTCTAAAGCAGAAATTAGTATGCATGAACTTGAACTAGAATTAGAACGCGTTTTAACTCCAGAAGAAAAAGGCAAAATTGCTGGATTAACTGAAGTAGATGATAACGCTGAAGCTAAAGCTAAAGAAGATACTATTAATAAAGCCCGCATTGACAATATTGCAGCAGAAGCTACTAAAGCTGCTGCTGAAGAACTAGCTGAAGAAGCAGACGCTGTAACTGACTCTGATGACGCAGATAATGACGATGTAACAGCTATCCCAGCTGTGCTTACTGAAGTAGGTAAAGCTAAAGCTGAAGAAGAACAAATTCCTAAAGCAGCATCTCTTGATTCTGTTCAGTCACTGTTCGACTAAGGTTAACTAAATGTGGAAAAACCTACAAAGTCTTGTAATAGCTTTAGTTATTCTAGCTGTATTAGTTGTAATAGTAGCAGGCATATTTTGGTTAATACCAGTAGTGCTAATACTAGCTGCTGGAGTAGGCCTATTTATGGTAGTTAGAATATTTTTGGAAGAAGTGGATAGCCCTTAAAGGCTATCCATCTCCAAGTATATCTGTACCAAAATCAATAAGAGGGAAGCCAAACATCTTCTCAATAGAATCACCTTGTTGCATATTATTAGGTAAGAATTTGCCTCCTAACCATGTGCTATTGATAACGCCTAAGAAAGGCACATCAGTACTGTACTGAGCAGCTGCAGCAGCAGCTACACCAGTTGGGCTAGTTCTAGCTAAGTTACGCGCTACACGTTGAGAACGAAGGTAAAATGATACAAACATAGTTGCATTTAGTCCTTCTAAAGTCTCCAACCAAGGCGGTAAATTTTCATCAAAGTTAATAAATGCAGGAATAGACTCATGCACTGCTGCTTTAAAATCTTGCCCTTTAACCTCAGTAGCATGCTCAATCATGACATATCGAGTCATAAAGTCAGTCAGCTGAACCATTCTACGAGCAGCTGTACCTACATCAGTACCTCGTGTCATGAACAGTACAGAGGCTGCCGTACCTAACGCGTTAGGCGCTTTAGTACCAAATTTCTCAGTATATTTATCTGCTTTAAGAGTTTTTATACCGCGGTTAATGAAACCATCAGCGGAAGCACTATTCATATCTTCAAGAATCATGGTATTTAAACCAAACTCACTCATAGCAAATAACTTGTTATTTTCAATGCGTGTGCGTAACTGGAAATACTCATCCCGTTTAGGGTGACCTACAGGCAACTCTTTGCTGTCAATCTCCACTTTAAGCAACCTGAGTGCAGCAGTATCATCACGATACCGTTTATACTCCTGAATGCCTTCACGGTATTTTGCGTAAACATACGACGGAGGAATTTTTTGCATCACAATTAACTGCGTCAAGTTAGACCCCATATTACCAAGCATCACAGCTGGTGTAGCTAGTACGTACAACGCCTTTACGTACGATGTAGCATTACGGGCTGTATAATGCAGTAATCTAGCTCCTTGGCGCATAGTGCCTGCTGCCGCACTATCCCCCTGAATAATACTTAAGTTGCTTAAATCCTGGGCTTTATAACCAAATACTTTATTGATAACTTCTTCACGCACCATAAAGGTACTATCTGCACTTACATATTGTTGCATGTACTCACGCACTTCTCGAGGCATCTTATGATAACGCTCAATGTATGGAGACTGTGGATCTAAGAAGTTAATATACGCTTTTTCATTTCCAACCATATTATCAAGTCGTTCAGCTACTAGCGCATCTATAGTAAGCTTATCGTTAATAATAGTCTGCTGCTTATCAATAAACGATGATTGCATGTGTGCAAATACGTTTTGTATTTCAGTATCAGGGCGGAGTAATTTCTGTTTAGTTTCATTATTCATCATTACACGATAGTTAGTAATATTACCGAGTGCGTCACGTAAAGGGCGCATTTGGGATTCATTACGTAACCCTTTTCGAGCTTTACGTAGCTGCTGTCTATGAATATCTGTTATCTTATTAGCTATAGCTTTGTAATTGACTGCTCCGTTAGGGCGTTGATAATTAGGGTCTTTAGCTAATATGTCAGACAATGTAGTTCCAGAGTGAGTAATGCCTGTAGTAGATATAATACCAGATACGTCTTTAATCTCTGGCATATGCCGAGAAATAAATAGTGTATCATTATGCATGTCTAAGCCTTCTACCTTAGCCATAGTGTAGTGTTCATTGTACCCACCCCATCTTTTATTTGAAATTTCTTTAGGGTCAGAAGTACCTGTTTGCATATCAGTTAGGTTATCAACACGTTCGATTAAATATCCGTGCCTACGCTGCATGCGGTTACCCCCAAATAATTCCCGCACAGAGTTCTCTGTGTAATACTTATGCATATCTAAGAAATCAATAAACCCATTTTTAGTAGCGTTTTTGCTAAACTCTGCAGAAAACAGCCCACTTACTTTGTCTATTGAGGCTGCTTTAGTTTTACGTAAAGCTTCTAATGACGCTATGCTTTCTAACAACAGTATATCAGCTTCAGTAGCATTAGGCATGTGATCGTGAGCAATCTGAGAACCATTTTCAGCAGCTACATATAAACCTGTATTGCCTGTGACCATGTTATCACCAAGCTCAAGAGCATATCTAATTGCATCATGAGACATAGGGATACCAAGCTCGCGGGCATATGCTCGTTGAGCTAATTTAATGTTTTTAGATGCCGTTGGCCCACTACTAATTAAATTTACAATCTGCTGGTAAGTCATACCTGTTTTAAGTAATGCTGATAATTCAGTGCGTATCAACACATCAGTCATAGCGTTATTAGTTTCAGGCCTAATTTCTTTACCTTTAGTAGTCAGCCACATATCATTGTATATTCTTAAATATTGTGTCTCAATTTCATGGCGATGCTTATCAATTTTATTTTTAGCTCCAAGCAAACGCTCAATAAGCTCTTCAGATAACACGCCTTCACCTAGCTCTGATATAGTTTCCCACATCGATCTACGTACAGCTCCATGCGCTTTCATCTTAATAGCCTGAGCTGCAGCATTATCAGACATAACTAACGCAGCGCCGCCTATAACGGCTCTAGCTGTACCTTTAACACCATCTACTGCACTAGATGCTACTATCTTAGCAACCTGAGCATTAGTGACATCATGAATTTTTTTATCAAATTTATCTGTTTTTTCATAATACTTATTTGCTAACTGCTCTAAACGATTTTGGTGTTTAGACTGTACTTGAATCAGCCGATCTAAGGTATACAGCATATCTTGATGTGCAGTATTTCCTACAGTGCCGCGTACATTACGAATAAGACTATCTACAAATCTATCTATGTACTGCATCATCTTACCAATAAAGCCGGAACTACGATCTGGTAACTTCTTATCTACGCTCTGTAAGTGTTTGATAAGTCCGCGGTTGG